GCAGATAAAGCACAAAGTACGGCAAACAGTGCGGTTACGAAAGCCGACAATGCCCAAAAGACCGCCAATGATGGTGTGAGCAAAGCCAATACTGCACAAACCACAGCCAATAATGCCAATAACAATGCCAATGGCCGTGTGCCTAACACTCGTAAAGTGAATGGTAAGGCATTAAGTGCGGATATCACCTTAAACGCGGGTGATGTGGGCGCATCAACCCCCGCACAAGTCAATGAAGCCAAAACCATGGCGACCAATGCGCAAAATACGGCAAACAGTGCGGTGACTAAAGCCAATACTGCACAAACTACGGCGAATAATGCCAATAACAATGCCAATGGCCGTGTGCCAAATACTCGTAAAGTGAATGGTAAGGCATTAAGTGCGGATATCACCTTAAACGCGGGCGATGTGGGCGCAGGACTGAAATCAACCGCAAACCGTTCGGTAAATGGTTGGTGGAAATGTCCTGATACGGGCATCATTATTCAGTGGGGGATCACGAAAGTGATGGATAATAATTTTCCAATACCATTTCCTAATGCTGTTTTTAGTTTACAACTTACGCATGGGCCAGGTGCAACCAACGCACGCTACTACGGCATTCAAACTATAAGTAAGAGTTCATTTAGAGCGTGGACTGATTATGAAATGTGGTCAACTTATTTTTTAGCAATAGGATATTGATATGTATTATTTTAGTGCGAAAAAAAATTTATTTTATCCAGAGGAAATGAAAGATATTTATATATCAACGGACTCTTTTCCTGACGATGTTATTTTAGTTGATAATTCTGTTTTTAATGAGTTTGTCGCCAATTCACCACCAGAAGGGAAAACAAGAGGTGTTGATAACAAAGGGAAACCATGTTGGTTAGATATTGCACCACTTAGTCATGAGCAATGGTTAGATAAATCAAAACAACAACAACGATTTTTACTGGCTCACGCTAATGAGGTTATTGCTCCTCTTAAAGATGCACAGGATGGTGGATATATTGAACATGAAGATATTGCTCGTTTAATATCATGGCAAAAATATCGTTATAAATTAACGAAAGTAGACTTTTCTAATTATCCGAATATTCAATGGCCGGAGAAACCGCAATGAAATGGCAACGTAAGCGATTCGCGCTTTCAGGCGATTTAACGGGCATTACCTGTTCATTATTACCCGTTCACCCGTTTATTTATGGTGTCGGACAAAACACTGCCACAGGCAGTTATTTAAGCCCCACCAATGCAATTCATTATATTGCGAATAAAATTCAGGGGGCGGGTGAGGTTGATATTGTGGTGACGATGATTTGTGCCCGTACCCATGACGAGTTTATCAATGCAATTCAAGGCTTTTCGGGGGTATTGCCTTTGCCTGTGTTTAGCCAAGTTGAACGTATGGCCAAAACCGCCGAAAGCCTAAATATTACCAAAATGCAGATACCGGCTAAAACGATAGCCGGTATTCCAGACCCGCAAACATTATCAACCAATAACAGCCGTACAGTGATTAATGCGGGATTAATTGAAAAAGCAAAAAGTGAAGCCTCAAGCGGGGCTAGTGTTGCTGGGTTACTTTCTAGCGTAAAAGGATTTGCTGAAAGTCGAAAAAATATCTTGCAAGGCATGGCCGATTCATTGACGGGATTACTGGGAAAATCAACCACGGTTTGGGTGTTCCAGGGAAAAGGTAACGGCGCGGAATTAGCCGAGAAAATGAAAAAAGAAATTCCTGAACAAGATGCGGTTTACACCTTGGCTACGCTTTTTGCGGGCGATATTGATGCAATCAAAGGAATGATGCATGACACAGACACCACTTTACGAAAATAACACACCGAAAATCAGCCAAATCATTACGTTGGCGCTGGACGGTGAAGCCATTTTATTAAAAAACCTGACCGTCACACCCTCGATGATGTATCAGGACAAAGACCAATCAGGGCAGTCCTCAAGTACCGTCAACAGTGAGCAGGGCATTAAGCCCAAAGAGCTCCGCATTACGGGCACTATTCCTTTCACCGAAGAAAAAACATTAACCCGTTTATTTGCCTTAGCAGAAGCCAAAGAGAACGGACTACTAAAACGCTACCGTGTCGCCAACCGCATGGCTAGTGCGATTAATTTTCGTCTTGGCACATTCACCAATGGCATTGATGCGTCAAAGATGGACGGTAAACAAGCCTGGCAAGTCACCTTTACCTTACGTGAACATTTATCCGTACCCGAAAAACGCGAAAGTCGTTCAGCAGGGCAAGTTAAAGCCAAAACACAAAATATGAGTAATAAGTCAAAAGCCAATGGCGAAGGAACGGCAGAACAAGAGCAGGAATTAAGCTGGTTTGAAAAAAATGTATTGAAGCCAGTTAATGATGCGTTGGGAGATTAAAAGATGAAACCAATTAATCGACTTTATTTATCCGGTGATGAAACGCACCTTGTCGACGTTAAAATGGTGCTGGAATTATCGCAATGTGGCCGTGGCTTTATTACGGCTAAAACCGATACCGATTACACGGGTAAATTGGTGCGCCTTGATATTGGCTACACAGATTTACTCTTACGGTATTTCACGGGTTACGTAGAACGTTCGCAACCGTCACAAAACGGTTTTCAAAAATTGTTTGTGCGGGAGTTAGTTGGTGTATTCGACAGAATGTGGCCGTGCTCTTTTCAGCATCCCACCTTAAAACAGATCACCGATTATCTAAAAGAGCACAGCGGATTACATTTTGTGTTACCGGATGCCGAATATGTGAATACTCCAATCCCACATTACACCCATAATGGCACGGGCTATCAATTATTAAATAGCCTGGGAAAAGTATTCAATATTCCCGATTATGTGTGGTATCAAACGCCCGATGGTGACGTATTCGTGGGAAGCTGGGCGGATTCATTCTGGAAAGATAAAGAGGTCGAAATAGACAATCAATTCTCTTCTGAACAACGTGCCGGTAATCAAATGACCATCCCTATGGTGCAAAGTTTACGCCCTGGTGTGAAAGTAAATAATAAACGATTAGAGCGTGTGGCGCTGGATAACGATAATATGACGTTAACGTGGATAAGCCCTGATGCTATCACTGGGAGAGCCGAAAACCGCACCATAGCCCAACAACAAATTGATAATGCCTACCCCGAGCTTTCGGCAGGATTGCACTTGCCGAAATTTGCCCGTGTTGAAGCACCCACCGAAAACACTACCGCGGGGGATATTTCTGATCCATTCAGACCAAAATATGCGGTTGATGTGCAAATGGTTGATGCCGACGGTAATGATGTGGCACCCGTTTATCACGCGGTGCCGTTACCGTTGCCCATGGCAGGCAATGAGTCGGGGATGTTTCAATATCCGCCTGTGGGTTCGATGGTTGAAATTGCATTTGAAAATGGCCGTGCAGATAAGCCCTTTATTCGCCAAGTGTTAAGTCATGGCAATACCTTGCCCGACATTAAGCCAGGCGAACAACTGCAACAGCAACGTCAAGAGGTATCACAGCGGGTAACACAAGACGGCACATGGCATCGTCAAACTGACCAAAAAATTATTGAAGAATCGATGCACCGTGAAGTTAAAACCGACACAGAAAATCGCACGGTTATCGCCAGAGAAACCACCGTACAAGCCACCGATAAAACTACCGTGATAGGCACAAGCAAGTTAATGGCAGGTGCCATTATGCAAATTGCAGAGGGTGACTTTAGCCAGGCAACACAAGCCAATAAGGTTGTGGCTGTTGGCAAAAATATGACGGTTGATGTGGGCCAACAGTTAGAAGAAAAAATCGGGGCAGTGCGTTCCAGTATCGCTGGCGCGATGCAAAAAATCACGGCACCGGTTGTTTATTTAGGTAATGAACAATTGAATGTGATGCAATGCATGTTAGATACCTTAGATGTGGTGAATGAGTTAGCTGCACTCACTGCAAGTCATACTCATAATAACACGGGCGGTCCGTTAAATGCCTCAGCCATTAGCAACACAGGCACCAAATCAGCAGGACTTAAACAGAAGTATTCACCTGTCATTGGGTGATAAAATCGTTACCATTCTTGCCCGCGCTTGCGGGCTTTTTTACACCCTCAATATAACCACTTCTACGCCACGCTAAGGCGTTCAATACTCACAATACATCTGCGTTAGCTCAAAATGGATCGCATCGATAGCGCGTGGCTCAGTGCGCGCAATATCCACGAAATAAAATCATTCGCCACGTAAAACGCACTACTCCGCACCCGCCTGCACAATTTGGATCAAAAAAATATTTCAGTTTGAATTTTTTACAAAACATATCGCAAGGGCGCGCGGGGATTGGGTTCTTTGCGTAAGCGTCAAACTGAAATGATTGTAAAAGATTTCAGGTTATTTCAGTTTGAGGAATAGAAAAAGGATCGCGATAAAAAATTAACGCATTGATAGTAAAAGGGATTTCATACTTTACGTGAGGGTGATGATCTAAATAAAAAACCAGAGAAAATAAAATATCTCTGGTTAATCATAAGGATAATTATTTTTGAAACTGAAATGTATTACTTAATTCGACCTAAAGAATATTTGTGTAATGGATAACCATCCTCATCGACCCCACTAGCAACTCCTAGTAGTATCCAATCCCCACTACCAAGTAACTTGTTCATTTCGTAGGCTTGAGAGCCTGATACTGTATATTCTGTTATCTCTTTTACGTGAGTAAAATCGAATACTTTTGCTTCCAT